TCTATCTGTAGCACAAAACGTAGTACCTACAGCCGTTGGATATGCACCATTTCCTACTGCGGTTGATTATAGTGCAGATGCAAGTGAGAATTTAAACAATGTATTTGCAGGTCGTTTCAGTAATACAACAAACGTATTTGCTGGTGGTGCAACTAAACTATTTAAGTTTGACTCATCTGATTTAAGTATGGATAACGTATCTAAGTCAGGTAACTACACAAACGTAGCTAAATGGAACTTTGTACAGTTCGGCAATACAATCATTGCAGCTAACGATGTTAATAAGCTACAAGGCTATACATTAGGTTCTAGCTCATTATTTGCAGACTTAGCAGCAGCAGCTCCGGTAGCTAAATATGTTGCAGTAGTCCGTGATTTTGTAGTAGCAGCTAACTTAGATTCAGGTACAAACTCTAACAAAGTTCAATGGTCAGACATCAATGATGAATCTGATTGGACTTCAGGTGCAACATCACAGTCTGATTATCAAATCATTGCAGACGGTGGCAACATCACAGGTCTTACAGGTGGTGAGTTTGGTTTAGTATTGTTAGAACGTGCGATTGTTCGTATGTCTTACATTGGTTCACCATTCTTCTTCCAGTTTGACACGATTGCTCGTGGATTAGGATGTATTGAAGGTAACTCTGTCGCTAAGTATAACAACACTACCTACTTCTTAGGTGATGATGGCTTCTATGCTTGCGATGGTACAAACGTCAAACCTATTGGCACACAAAAGGTTGATAACTGGTTTTTTAATAATGCTAACCCATCTGAACTAGACACAATGTCTACAACAACTGACCCTTTACGTAAGATTGTCGTATGGAACTTCTTAGACAACTTTGGTCAACGTTCTTTAATTATGTATAACTGGCAAGTAGATAAATGGTCTTACGGAACTACAGATACTAACGTAGTAGCTTACTCTGCTACAGCAGGTGTAACACTTGAAGGTTTAGATATTAACTATACAGTAACAGCAGGTTCATTTGTTGTAGGTGAAGAATATACAATCTTAACAGTAGGCACTACAGACTTTACTTTAATTGGTGCAGCAGGAAACATTGTAGGTGCTAGATTTACAGCGACAGGCGCAGGAACAGGAACAGGCACAGCAATTGATTTAGCAGCCGCAGCCGCAGCAGGTCGCACACTAGACACAATGGAAACATCACTAGATGACCGTTTATGGGCTGGTGGTAAACTTTTATTTGCAGGTGCTAGAGGCGCTAAAGTCGTAACATTTACTGGTGCTAACTCTACAGCAACAATCACTACAGGCGATATTGGTTCTGAATACACATCACTTGTTACATTAGCTAGACCGATTGTAGACAATGGTTCTGCACAAGTCGCTATTGCTTCACGTATGTTATTAAATCAAGTGCCTCAGTTGGGCAGTTATACACAAGCTAGTGCTGAAAATAGAGTATCATTACGTAGTAGTGGTAAGTATCATCGTTTATCAATTATTCCTACAGGAAGTCAATGGTCTAACGTATTGGCTATTGATGTTGAAATGCAACAACAAGGCACAAGATGACAGTCGTTAATCAGCAATATAGGAAACTTAATCCTGCTGGTTCACAGCCTCGTGAAATATCTGAGGTTGTTAATAACCTCATGGATGGCAAATCTAATAACACAGGTTACTTTGATACAGTAGCTCACACTACAACTACTACTCTATACAACGAGCGTATTGGTGCTGATTCAGCAATTATCTTTACTCCTATGAATGACAAAGCCGCATCTGAAATGGCTAAGTTGTGGGTAGGCACTCGCACTAAAGGACAAGCTGTAATTCATCACGACTCTAATGCTCATGTGTGCGAATATATGTATATAGTTGTCGGATGAAAGTATCTGCTATATTGCCAGTTGATTATAACGCTGTGTGGAATGATATTCATGACTACATGGAAGGCGCTGCAAAGTACACGCATGGCAGATATAAAGTAGAAGACATTAAAAAAGAATTATATCGCAATCGCAGTCAGCAGTTATGGATTGCTTATGATGACAAGATATATGGTGCGGTAATCACAGAGATTATAACTTACCCACAAATGAAAACGCTAATTATGCACTTTACTGGCGGTGTAGAATTGCCAAAATGGAAAGATGATATGTTGGCGTTACTAAGACGATTTGCTAAAGACTATGACTGCAAAGTGATAGAGTCTTACGGCAGAACAGGCTGGAAACGTATATTCAAAAATGACGGCTTTCAGTCAAAATTTATGTTTTACGAATTGCCAGTTTAAACAATTTTCTAACGCTGTGAAGCGCTGAAAGGTAACAAATGATTACATTACACAAATGGCTAGAATCTCTAGTTGATAACTTTACATTTTATGGTGGTGGCAAAGGCGGTGGCGGTAGCAAATCTACCACACAGCAAGGCATTGACCCTATGCTCAAGCCCTATGTGCAGTACGGACTAAATGAAGCGCAAAGTTTATATCAACAAGGCACGCCTCGTTATTATCCAGGTCAAACTTATGTAAGTCCATCTGGCGCAACTCAAGCAGGTTTGCAAGCACAGCAAACACGAGCATTGCAAGGAAACCCATTGTTACCTGCCGCACAGCAACAACAGCAAAATGTGATTAGCGGTCAATATTTGGCTAACAATCCATTCTTTAATCAAGCGTTAGCAGGCGCAGGTCAAGCTGCAACAAATCAATACTTTGACGCAATCAATCAAGCACAATCAGGCGCATCAATGGCTGGTCGTTATGGTTCAGGCGCACAAGAAAACTTGTTCAATCGTGCTGGTACTACTTTGGCTAATACATTGGCGAATAGGGCTGGTGAGTTGGCTTATCAAAACTACGGTGCTGAACGTGCAAGACAAGAGCAAGCCGCTGCTGGCGCACCACAACTGGCGATGGCTGATTATGCAGACATTGGTCAGTTGCGTGATGTTGGTCAGCAAATGGAAGGCTATCAAGAGGCTGCATTGCAAGCTGACATTGACCGCTTTAATTATGAGCAAAACCTGCCACAAAATAAACTTAACCAATTTTTATCACAAGTTTATGGCGCACCTATGGGAACTACATCTACCACTACACAATCAGGTGGCAAGATTGTTTGCACTGCAATGAATCATGTTTATGGATTTGGTTCATTCCGTCAGAAAATTTGGCTTGCTCAATCTAAAGACTTACATCCTGCATACGAAAAAGGCTATCACGCTGTGTTCCTGCCATTAATTATGTTTGGCTATGGCAAAGGTATTAACCCACTAAGAAAATGCGTCAGGAACGCTTTGGAACACGTTGCAAGACACCGTACCGCAGATATTTGGAAGCAAAAACGTGGCAAGCGTGATAAATTAGGCATGATTTATCGTGCTGTGCTAGAACCTATTTGCTATGTTGTTGGCAAACTGAAAGGGGTTTGATATGTTTGACCCATTTACCCTTGCTATGATTGGTGCTGGAATAGGAGCAATAACAAATCCAAAAAAACCGATTCAAGGTGCAATAATTGGCGGTGGTCTTGGTTATGGTGGTGGACTATTGGCAGCTCCTGAAGGCGCAACTGCAAAAGTTGCTGCAACTACTGGTGCTGCCGATGTTGCAAAAGACAGTATTGCATCAGAAGGACTAAAACAGATTGGCGATACATATTACAATATGGATTACTACAAAAATCTTTTTGGCAATCCTATTTACACAGGCGGTGAAGGTTTGTTGTCTAATATTGGTGATGAATTAAAAACATCACTTTCAAGCATTTCACCACAAAACTTACTTGGCGTTGCATCATTATTAAACCAACCTGATACATCACAATACAGACAAATGGCTGGCACTGGTGGCGGTGTATCTCGTGGTAGCGGTCAAGGATTAGCGTTAGAAATGCCACAGGCACGAGTATTTAAGCGTAGAAAGGCTTAACATGGCAATATTTGATAATTTATTTGGTGTACAGCCTGAGTATTTTTCAGGTCTGTTAGGTGCTGATGAAACAGAAAAACTGCGTAAACAGGCGATGACTACTGGTCTAGTCAATAGTGCTATTGCGTTAATTGCACAGCCTCGCAATCAGCGTTTTGGCTCTGCATTGCCATATATTGGTCGGGCATTGATGGCTGGTCAGCAAGCAGGTCAAGGTGTATATAACAGTGCATTGCAGGGATTGGAGATGCAACAAAAGATTGCTGAACTTAAACGTCAGCAAGAACAGCGCAAAGCATTTGATGAAGCGTCTAGAAATCTTTACACGACTATACCTGCTAAATATAAAGAAACTCAAGTTTCAGGTGGTGGATTTTTACCAGGCGTTCAACAAGGCGAAGCTCCAAACTTTAACGTATCTGAACAATATGCGCAGCCAACAATAGAGCGCACAATGACTGAGCGTGAACGTAGAGAGTTAAATCCTGAAGCGTTAATGAACATTGCTATGACTGGTGACCCTAGAACTTCTGAATTATTTAGCGGATTAAAAACTATAAAAGAATTTACAACTCCTGAAAAAGAAGATTATATAA